TTATTTTGAATGAGGAAATTTTTGATTCTTTGGAAGATGATCAGAAGTTGTTGGTATTTGAAGAAGCATTGACAGGTGTTGTTGTTAATCCTGATAATGATAAAATTTCTATTGAAAAATATGATTTCTCAACATATAGTGGTATGTTGGATAAATATGGTGATGATAAAATGATTAGATTGAAAGAGACAATCATTACACTTTTTAATGAAAAGAAGGAACGTGAAGATTTGGTAAAACAATCTAAAAAGAAGAGTAAAAATGAAGAGTAAAATATATACTTTAACTAATGAAGATGATACCCAATATAAAATTGAATTTGATGTTAATTTTTTGGGTTCATATACTGTTAGAGGTTATTATAATCAAAAATTTCAAGGACCTGTTTTGTTAGTTGAAGAAGTGTTTGAAGATATTCATGATTTATTGGATGAAGAAAAATTTGGTAAATTAATAATTATTATACATGAGAAGATGGTTAAAAAAAGAGACCTCCTAATAAAAGTTAATAATGTATTTGAAAATTCAAAAAAATATAAGATTTAATTTTTATTTTTCGTAGTTTTAAAAACGACTAATTATTTAAAATAATGATTAGTCGTTTTTTATTTAAATAAACTATTTATATAAAAACCAAATAAATGAGTATTAATATAAAGTTTCCAATTGAAGATGATTTAAATAAAAATAGATTTTTTTCAATGTCATCAATAAGTAAGGATGCAATAGCTTCAAATTTATTGTTATTATTATTAACTGAGAAGGGTACAAGGTATTATATGAGTGATTATGGTACTTATTTAGTTAAATTTATATTTGAACCTAATGACAATATAACATTAAAAGATATTGAGGATGATTTAAAAGATACAGTTAGAAAATATATGCCAGAAATTAAAATTATTAGTGTATCTCATGAACAACCATCTGAAACAGAGAATTTTGTTAATGTATTATATTCATATAGTGAAGGTTTATTTGGTGGTGTTGAGCAATTACAAATAGCTTTTTAAATAAAAAAATATGTCTGAAAATAGTAGAATACATTATAGTAAAAGAACATTTAGTGAATATAGGGATGAATTATATTCTTATGTTAGAGAATATTATCCAGAAGTATTAAATGATTTCTCTGATTCAAGTATTGGTAGTGTTTTAATAGATATCAATGCTGGTGTTAGTAATAATTTATCAATAAATACTGATAGAGCTTTTCAAGAAACACAATTAGAATATGCACAGCAAAGAGAAAATTTATTAGAAATAGCTAAAAATTTAGGTTTTAATATTCCAAATAAAAGACCTGCTGTTACTGTTGCAGAATTTAGTGTGTTAATACCTGTTAAGGGTGATAAACCTGATGAATCATATTATCCAATATTAAAATCTGGTTCACAAATAACAGGTGGGGGGGTTACATTTGAAACTATGGATGTTGTTGATTGGAGTTCTCCTTATAGTTCTATGGGTGATCCAAATAGAGCAATTATACCAAATTTGGATAGTAATGGTATAATTCAGAGTTATACTGTTAAGAAAAGGGAGGTTGTTATAAATGGTGTTACAAATGTTTACAAGAAAACAATTAGAGATGCAGATACAATACCTTTTTATAAATTAACATTACAAGATAATAATGTTATTGATATTTTAGATGTTGCACTAATAGAAGGTACTGGTGTTTCTGAACCTGATGAAGCTGCATATAAAGATTTGAATAATAGATATCATGAAGTAAAATATTTAGCTCAACAAAATGTATTTGTTGAAGATTCAAATATATCTAATAATAATTTTATTAAATCTGGTAAATGGATTAATGTTACAAAGAAATTTATAAAAGAATTTGATTCTAAAGGATTTTGTAGTTTAATTTTTGGAAATGGTGATACTGATTTAGACGTATTTAAAAATGGTTTTATAAAAACAGGTGTATCAAATAGGTATTTTTTAGAAACATATTTAAATAATACAGCATTAGGTGAAAAATTAAAAAGAAATCATACTTTATTTGTTAGATATAGGACTGGTGGTGGTAGTGCAGCTAATGTTGGCGTTAATACTTTAAAGGATATGGGGCAATTTACATTAAATGTATTTGGAAAAGATTCTAATTTAAATAATAATGTAAAAAGGAGTTTAAGAGTAACAAATCCAATTCCAGCTTTCGGTGGTAATGATGGTTTAAGTAATGAGGAAATTAGATATTTGATTAAATATAATTTTTCTTCACAAGATAGGTGTGTAACACTAAACGACTATCTATTCAAAGTGTTTACCATGCCAGGAAAATTTGGTTCCCCATTTAGAGCTAATGCTTTTAAAGAGAATAATAAGGTTGTTATATCAATACTTAGTTTAGATAGTCAAAATAAATTATCAAATACATCAAATAATATATTAAAAAATAATATCGCAGAATATTTGTCTAATTATCGAATGATTAATGATTATGTTGAAATTAGAGATGGTAGGATTTTTAATATTGGTATAGATGTATATCTTTTCGTAAGAGATGGCAATGATAGTATTGTTGTTAATGATGTTATTAATGTTATAAAAAAATATTTTAATGTTCAAAATAAACAAATGAATGAGGATATAATGTTAAATAGTTTGTTTAATAAGATAATGGATGTTGAAGGTGTTAATAATATTATAGATTTAAAAATATTTAATAAAGTTGGTGGAAATTATTCGATAAATCCTATTGAACAAGAAATATTAAATGAAACTACTGGTGAGATTAAAATAATCAATAATACAATATATTCAACACAAGATTCAATGTTTGAAATTAAATATCCTGAAAAAGATATTAGAGTGTTTTTGAAAAAAAGAGTAAATGCATAATGGAAATAATAAAAAAAAGAGTTAAATTAAAAACAAAAATAGTTTCAACAGATGAGGATAATATAATTAATATTATTCCTGATGATACTGCAACTTATTCTTTTAAAATATTATTATTAAGTGACAATAAAAATTTTGGTTTTTTTAATGTTGATGAAACAAATTTAAAACCAATTCAAAATAATAATGATTATGTTGTTTCTGGTGAGACTTATAGTAGGTTGGTAGAATTAGAAAAAACAATACAAACAACAAATATAGAACAAAAATATTGGTTATCTAATGATTTATCTACAAACGGTTTGGATATAAATAAAAGTGTTGAAAATGAATATTATGTATATTATATTGATAATATAGAATATAAAGATGATTTGGTAAACAATATTACTTATTTTAAATTAAAAAGTAATGGATTGAATGATGAAAATTCTATTTTGGGTAATATTTATATAAATAATTCAATAATATATAATATATCAAAACCAAAAGTTCAATCTGATATATTTGTAGAAAGACCAATAAGAAAAGTTGTTGAACCATTTTTTAGAATGAAAGATATTAAAAATTTAAATGATTTATATGAATATGGTGGTGGTTCTTACTTTAAAATAATAAAAAACGATTAACATGAGTATAGGTGTATATGGTATAAATAGGAGTTCAGATGTATCAATTGAAGATATTGATATATTTTATAATTTTACTACAGATAGAAATACTGAGAATTTAGATATGTTTAGGATTGATCCTTTACAAGTATTAAGTGAATTGCAAATTCCAGAAGATGAACAAGAGACTGGTGTTGATACGTTATTAGAAGGTTTATATAATTTAACATTACCAGCAACAATATTTAATGAAATTGGAATTTATACAATTTATATAAAACCTAAATCTTTTAAATTAAATATTGTAGAATGTGGAGTTTTAGCATCACTACCAAATATTAGAGGTATAATTATAAATAAAAATGATTTACCAGCAAATCTTAGAGGAAATAATGCATTACAAGGATATAGAATTGAATATTATAATAACGATACAGGATTAAAAATAAGGAATGTTGTTAGACATATTGTAACATCAAATACTGTTGTTCCTGTTACAGAAAATAATGGTAGTACATCACAAAAAAGTGCTAGATATAGTTTTGATGATACTGGTAATCTTATTTTTTTACAATTAACACCAAGTAGTGCTTCTAATTTAAAACCCTCACAAATACCTTTTATTGGTATAAGTGGTCAAAAAATAAGTATAACTAATACTTATTTTAATCCTATTTGTTTGGAGGTTGAGATGGTTGAAAACGATATTGATAGTATTGTTGATATTGTAGCTGGTGAACAAATTAAAGATGTTGATAATGGTATATTGACTCATTTTGATAAAAATAGAGAAATAATAAAACAATTTGATTTATATAAAATTGAAGATAGAGATAATGGTATAACTTTACATGAAGTAAAACAAAGAAGAGATAATATTGATACATCACAAAATATACAAGAAATTATAGATAAATTAGAATAATAGTTCTATAATATTTATTATTAAAAGCAATTATATTATTATAATATGGTTGCTTTTTTCTTTTATTCTATTTATAAATAAATATATTATTAGATGAAAATTCGTAAAATTATTGGCGATAGTAACGAACAATTAATAGGTGGTAATTTTTTAAATGATACTAGCGGTTCTTATTCATCATTATCATCATTTAAATTAGAAACAAATTTTACAGGAAAAATAAATACAAATTATGATAATGTATTAACATCGTTTTCAAATCCAATATCATTAGAATCTATAAATTTAAAAGAATCTGATTCTGAGTTAATATCGACAAATAAAAGAGTTGAATTAAATTTTGATAAATCAGATTTAAAATCATATATAAGATTTGGTAGTGTTGTAGATTATATGAAATCTGCAATACATAATATTATATTGGATTATCCAGCAAGTTTATATATTGATTCTGAAGAATATAAATCAACACCTTTAAATACAATTAGTGATTATATACCAAATATTTATTTAAATAAATCAAATTTCAAAATAAATTCAAATTATGTAATAAATAAATTTGGTTTGATTTATAATAAAGACAATCTAAATATCCCAGATGATAATGAATTAAGAAATTTAAATTTATCTTACCAAGATTATGTTGTTTATTACAATGGTGGAGAATATAATATTTTAAATTTTATTGGTTCTTATAATGGTTTTATAGATATTGAAGTTGAAGGATTACCGTTTGGTGAGGAAACATTGTTTTTAACAAATAAAACTTTTCATATTAAACCTAAACCAATTATTTTTAATAAAATTAGAAAAAATTTTGGTAAATTAGAAAATTATTTTTTACAGAATAGATTATCTGATAATAGTGGTTTTGAAATAATTATAAAAGAACCATTTTTAATGGATGATGGTCGAATTACATATCAAGATAGAAAATTATTATGGTCAACAACAGATGGTTATAATATTGATTATGAGGGTGGAAGTTTTAATAGTTTTGTTGATTCATTAATAAATATTTCAAATAATTATGATAATACTAAGACAGATTTAATTAATAGATTTCTAACACCACCATCATTAAAAATTTATGATAATACACAAGAAAAAAAGATTGAAAAATTATTGAGAATATGGGGTAGAAATTTTGACGAAATTAAACAATATATAGATGCTTTAACAAAAATAAATAAATTATCATACGATAAAAAGAATAATATTCCAGATGTCTTAGTTAAAAATCTAGCTAG